AAGTGCAGCACCGTCAATGATGTCATCACCACCACCAAAGTCAATATTACAAGTACAACTTGCAGTAAAAGACTTCATAATTTCCGCACCAGCAGCAACTACTACTGATTCAGCAGGAATTTCTAAAAGTTGGAAAATGTCACCATTAGCAATAGTAGCACCTGCAGTAATCATAGCATCAATATCTAGGATTGCTTCAATAGTGCGTACTGCATTACCAACAACAGTTGGAACAGCAAGTACATTAGCTCCTACGCCAGCGGTAGAAGCAAGGGTCATATCAAAAGTAGCCATAATTTATATCTCCTTTACGCTGCGTTATAACGGGCAGTAACGATTGCTTCAGGACGAAGAATCTTACGACCGTATAGATGCATACCACGTACAATGTCAGCAAAGCTGTCAGGGTCACGATATGATTCTGTTTTATTAATCTGTTCTGCAGTAGCTACAGCCGAATCATGTCCAGCTACAATCACTCCCAGATTAGTCAGTTGGTTAGCCGTACCTGAAGTTCCCGGTCCAGTGCCTAGTGCTGGCAAATTAGACGAGGAATATACACGGAAACCGTGAAAGTTATTAACTACCAAACCATTACGTAGTCCACCTGATTCACCGAAATCAGCATTCATGAAGCGTGAATCTTCATCAGCAAGAATTTCCATAAATACTGGATCAACTACCAGCCAGCGACCTTGTGAGTCAACTTGCTGTTGGTCAAGCAAACGCTTCATACGTGCAATAATCATTGCAGGAGAAACGGTAGCAGTTGGCAACGAAGTAGCACCCGGCATACGTGCAGTCACAGGAATTGAGTGAGTGCCAGCAGAGGAAGTAGTAATGTTACCAAAGTCACCTTTATGCAGTTGCATAGAGGAAAGCAGTTCGTTAGAACCTGCAGAAGCTACAGCTTTAGAACCATTAACAGTTGTGTTAAGGGTATCACCTTTGCTGTGCAAAGAAGACTGCTTATAGCCTGACATGTACGCAAGAACTTCTTGGTCATGATTGTCTGCCAAACGATAGGCAGCACGGCTGGTTGCAAGGTCCATGAAATTGACGTGGCTGTGAGCCTCTTCAATATCATCCATCTTAAAGGCAAAATAGTTAGCCTTATCAATGACTAATGTAAAATCGTCATCTTCTAAATCTTGTGCTGTGACATTTGTGCCACGTGCATATTCTTGTACAGAAATTTCTGGTTCTTTAATAATCTTGACGGTATCACCTTGGCTGGCAATCTCCCCAAAATAATCAGAGTTAGTAATATCTCCACAAACAGTACTCTTGCGGAAAGCAAGCTGTACTTTTTTGGAATAGATTACAGGACTAAAATTACCGTTTGGTAAATTCCCATAACCTGTTGCGGTTGTAAAAGCCATAGTAAATCCTCCTATGATATTGTTTGGCTTAAGTAAGCTAAACATCATTAGTAAGAGGCTGATTATTTTCTAGGGTGCAGAAATATTACAGTCGGCCAACCGTTATATTACTGGGCCTGTACTTAGTCAGGTAGTTCTTATTCGTGTTTAGACTTTATATGAAAAGGGTTAGTAATTGAGGTAGTCCTTAAAGGAGGCTCTTTGTTACTATACCCTTAGTTATATTGACATTTTAGTTTTTGTCAATAGTTATTATCGGGCATTGCCCGAAATATCGTAAATAAATTTACCATTACGCATTGCACTGGTAATTTCTTCTTGATTTTTTTCAAACTGTTTGTCTGACATTTTAGCAACATCAGATTCTTTAATCATATTTTCACCTTCACTAGCATCAATAGAAGTCTTACTACGTTTACTTACAACACTTGCTGCTTCTTTTGTTTTAGCTTTCTTGGCTACTTTAGTTAAACCTTTATCAGATTTGTAAAGATCAATAACTCGTATGACAGATGCAGGATCATCAGGATTTTCATACAAAGCATCTTGAACCCACTTAGGTTGTTCATCTGCCCAATCATGAAATTCATCTGATGCTTTTAAATCATCAAAGTCTTCATGAGTTTTTCTGATTTTACTCTCATAGGATAGTCGAGTGCTTTCATAGTTAGCATCATCTATTTCTTGTAACCGTTTCTCTGCCTTACTAAACATTGACTCTGCTTTTTTACTAGCAATAGTTTCTACAATACTAGCAACATCAGGATACTTTGCTATCCAAGCTTGTACATCTTCTTCAGACTTAGGTGGGCGAATAGAAGAGTCATTCATTCTACCTTCAAGGGTTTCAAACTTTTCTTTCCACTCAGTTTCTTTCTCACTCATGTGGCGTCTAAGATCACCATATCGTTTTTTAAAAGATTTTTCTTCTCTTGATAACGTCTCTTCTTTATCTTCTGTATCGGACGTTTCTTCTTCGGTAACTTCTTCTTTAGTACCTTGGAGTTCTTCAAGTTCTTTTTCATCCTCTTCAATACGTTTACGATTACGATTGTTGTGATTAGGATTTATAAACCCTGCATTCTTAGGGCTTTCCATTGTTTGTAGTTCAGGCATATCCATCTCCTTTATGTTGGGGCCAGCCGTAGCTGGGTAGCCTTATTGTTATTGTGGATAGATTATTAATCTATTTCTTTTTTCGTTTTTTCATTAAACCACCTTTGTTAAGAAGACCATACTGTGATTCTAAATCTTTTTCAGAACTTCTTGCAGCTTTCTCTGCTCTATTTTTTCCCTCTGAACTTTTTGGCAAGTCTGAAAGATTTTTTTCAGTTTTTGAAGCCTTAGCTTGATCTGCTGTTTTCTGTGCTGATGGACTATTACCACCATTACCATTACCACCATTACCACCATTATTATTATTAGTAACAGTTTTTGTAGTAGTTGGTGCAGCACCCCCGGTTGTGGGGGCTGAGCCTGTACCTGATGAACCTGTTATTTCAGTTTTATCTGAAAAAGGTAAACTACCTAAAAGTTCTACAATTTCTGTAGGAGTACTTTTACCATCGTTGTTGCCATTGCCAAATCGATCTGCTTTACTAAAAGCACCTCCTGCTCTACCAGAACCAGTAGCAAAAGTATTTGCTTCATCTAAAATACCTGCCTCTCTAGCAGCACCACTAATTTTTGCATTTAATTCTGCAGCTTTTTCAGCACTAATTAAACCAGCTTGTTCATTTACTTCTACTGCTGCTCTTGCTTTAGAAATATTTGTTAGTTTACCAATTGTTTGAACTGTTTTTACCATGGGTAAATTTGAAATAACACCACCTAATAGATTTTCAATAACACCTTTACTTGCATCACCATCTCCAAAAGTTCCACCTGATATTACATCTTTTAATTGATTATCTACATAATTATCTATGTCAGTAATATCTGCTTCTTCATACCAGCTTTTTCCAGTTGTTGTAGTGCCTGAACCTCCTGAACCTCCTCCGCCTTCTCCACCATCTGAATCACCATATATACATCTAAATCCATCCCATCTTCCATTTGCTCCACACTGACCTACATCAGGTGTAGGTACTGGTGCTGCAGGACTTACTGGGGCTACAGGTCCAGCAGTAACATCATCAGTTACAGGCTGTGGTACTTGTGGGCTACCCCCACCTATTACTGTAGAATATCCGGGAGTCAGATAGTTTTGATAAATACTGTTAGTCCCTACATCACCACCCGGTGCCATTTTTTTAATAGGTTGGTTTACTGAAATACCTCGTTGTTGTAGCTCTTGCATTACAGAGGGGTTTTGTTGAGCCATAATAGATACTTGGTCAATAATTTTATCTATTTCATTAGTATCACTAAATGCACTAGACACCTGACCGCCTTGAGCAAATTTTACTGGCGTACCTTTTTTATTTACTCTTTCATTAACAAGAGGATCATTCTCAATAGTGTAAGCAATCTTATCCATAAGACCACCACTATAAACACCTGTAGTCATCATAGCTTCTAGTGCTTGTAGATCAGCCTCAGTAATGCCTTGACCAGTAGGGGCTGATGCAGCCATCATAGGTTCACCACCTATCCTACCATTTCTTTCCATATCTTGCAAGCCTAACTTTGCTTGCATACGTAAATCTTCAAAATATTTTACACCAAAAAATCTGACTACATCAGCAGGTACAACATACTCACCACCAGAAAGTTGTGCTGGTATATCATCTCTTACCTCTTCAGCAAGTGAACCAGAAGGGATTTCATTACCCGATACAGGGTCTACATTAAGGCCATCATCTCTAATGCCACCTTCTCTAAGTACCATTTCCATTTGTTCGTCCATGTTTAAACTAAGCCCCCTTCGGCAAATCTTGTTTGTTTAGTTTCATCTACTATATCAGAATCAAAATTAATTATTAAATAATCTTTATCACTTTCAAACTGTAATCCTTTTATCTTACCTTTTGTAAAGCTAACTTTTTTATTTGTTTCTGATTTTAAAATTCTTAATGCTTTCATCATAGCATCTTCATAAGTTTCCATTGTCACTTTTTCACCAAGACTGTGTGCTTTCATTAAATCATCTACAGGTGGTATAACTATTGTATTAGTTTTTTTCTTAACAGCTTCTCTTATTATAGACAATAAACCAAGCCTAATACTATCACCTGTACCTACAGGAGTAATATCTGTAGGTGCAACAGGTTTACCACCTAAAGAATTTGTTATTACTTCTTGAAGTTTAGTTTTTAAAACAGGAGTTCTTTTTACTGTACCTTTACCATAAATTAAATCCCCTAAAACATTAAGTTTTATTTGATTTATAACAGCTTCAGGAAATGCACCGGGACCACTAGTGTTTCTTAATATTGCAGTTGTTTTAAGTTTGTCGTTAAAAGTTGCCCTAATAACTTCAGCAACTTCATCTCTATCTAAATCATTAGCAAGAAATTTTTTCTCTACATCTGCAAGAGTTTCAGCTATTTCTTTTAAACCTTGATTTACTTTATCTGTCTGTACAGGAAAAGGATCATTTCCATCAACACCAAAAATACGA